TATTAGTAAAATGATGTTAAATAAAAATATACAGACTGCTATATTGGGTACAAATGGTAGCGGTGCTATGGTATCTCGTATGCAGATACAAGCATTGCTTGCAGAGTATTTCGGTTTTTCTGAAATAGTGGTGTCTGATGATAAATATAAAGTGGAAAACGCTGACGGCACTACAACAATGCATAGATATTTCCCAGAAGATGTTGTGACATTTTATGCTAGAATTGGTGCATCATTAGGTGTAGGACTTTGGGGCGTGACACCAGAAGAATCAAAACAAGGAGCATTTACACAAAAATCAATGAACCAGTTTATCACAATTACACAATGGGAAAAGCCAGACCCTGTTGCAGTATGGACAAAGGCAAGTGGATTATTTATACCAGTATTACCAGACCCAAGTAGCTTGTTTATTTGTAATGTAGGTGGTACAAAAGCAGTTAGAACAAGAACCCGAAATACAAAGGCTAGTGATACAAAAGTAGAAGATACAAAAGTAGAAGATACAAAAAAAGCAAATCAAAAGAAAGACGTGATTGAATGATAGTTGATTTTACATACTATACAGAAGTGTTTGAAGGTACTGCAATCAATGAAGAAGATTTTAAGCGACTTTCAAAAAAAGCAGAAAGATTTGTAAATTATGCTACTTGCAATCAGGCATCTACAGCAATAGGAGATACATTAGAAACAGTAAAAGAATGTATATGTGGATTAACAGAAGAATATCAAATAATAGAAAAAACAGAAAAACAATCACTTGGTGAAGGTGAAAAAGTAATCGCTTCCGAGAGTGTGGGAAGTTGGAGTGTCAGTTATGACACTCCAACAAAAGTAGATGTAAATGCGTCGGACTATATTACAGAAAAAAATAAAAAACTTTACAGCGTAGTAAAAGAGTATTTGGCTTTTACAGGGCTGTTATATAGGGGAGTGGTGTAATGGCTTTACCAAAAGCAGTGTCGTGTGCTATGACGATTTATAACAATGTTGACAAAGAAAATGGGAAATGGGTTTTCACACAGTTAGATGGTGTTATGTGGGATAATGCTAAAGCTAGAAATGTTAATTTGAGTGGTATCGCAAATGCAGATGCTTTGAATTTAATCATACCATTTGATGTAACAGTAATAGACGGCAAAGAATATAAAGAGCCTAAAGAATGGAAGAAAGATACAAATAACAGCTGGACAATACAAACAGGTGATATTATTGTAAAAGGTTTTGCAGATGACATGATATTAACACAAAGTGATTTAGAGAAAAAATATGATGAAGTTTATGTTGTGAATACCATAGACGCAAAAATATTTGGCTCAAAAAATATGTGGCACTGGGAAGTGGGTGCAAATTAAATGATTACTGCAAAAATAAATATAAAATTAGATACCCCACAAGATATCATTCAAAAAAAAGGATTAGAACCTGGTGGACGTGTACAAATGATTTTAGCAGATGAGCTTGTAGCAAGAGGAGAAAGAAGAACACCAAAACAAGAAGGCTTTTTAATTAATAGTGTAAGGTTTGCATTAAGTGGTGGACAAGAAATCTATTATCCTGGTCCTTATGCTAGATATTTGTGGTATGGCAAAGTAATGAAAGGGAAAGCACCTATGCAACCAACAGACAAACCTTTGCAATACCAAGAAGCACCATTAAGGGGTAAAGAATGGCTTATTAGAACATGGCAGGATGAAAAGATTGCCATATTACAAACAATAGCAAGAGAAACGGGAATGAAGGTAGAATAAAATGATGAAAAGTGTTTCTAGTTATGTAATTGATTTTTTGAGAACATTTACAGATGAAAGCGGTGCAAATGTTGACGCAATATTTACTGATATTTTAGAAGGAGAACCTACCAACATGGCAGTAGCGTCTGCTTCAAGCAATGTCATAAAAAGATATTTTTATGGCAAAAGACAATGTGAAAAAAATTTTACAATATATCTCTTAGAATACAGTGGGTCTAATGTGGAAAGAAAGAGAAATACAGAATTTATTGAAAAATTAGAATATTGGGTAAATGAAAAAAATGCGAAAAGAGAATATCCAATATTAGGAGAAAAAAGAGAATGCTTTTTTATAGAGGCTGCAAACGGTAGTTTATATGAAATAGACAAAGAAAATAGAGGTATTTATATGCTACAGATGAAAGTGGTTTATACAGAAAGGAGAATTTAATAATATGGCTACAGATAATTTAGATAAATATGCAGAAGAAATTATAAATCAAGATAAAGTAACATTAAAAGAGTTTATAACAGCTATGGGAGAAAAACCAAATTCTAGCTATACAGGGCAAGCATTAAAAGAGGATTTTATTATTGCTTTTGATACAACAGATGATAAAAAAGCAAATTTACTTGATTTCCATGTGCTTTTCCAAACATTAACAGAAATGAATCCAGAGTATAGTTCATCTTCTGAAACAAAGTCTTATTTTTATAGAACAGATTCCACTACAAAAACAGGTACAGGTATTAAAATCGGTTTGAGTGGTGACGTATATTATGGCGATTTCGTGCAAAATTTTTTGCTTGATAAAAAATATGAAACAGGTAATAAAGCCATTGTAAGGTATCTTCTTATGAGCATGAAAACAGGAGAGGGAGAAGTTGGATTTGCTACTTGTATGGTAACAACGGACAGAGGCGGTAATGTAAGACAAAATGCAACATTTAGTATTTCATTAGAAAGTACAGGAGGTACTCCTAAAAAATTCAATTATGACGCTTTAGAGGGTGGCGAAACATCACCAGAAGGAACAACACCAGAGGAAAATACAGTTGCATTTTCAGCAAAAAGAACAACAGCCAAAAAGGAGAGTGAAATTCAATGAGATTTATATTAAATAGTAAGGAATTTGAATTGGATTTGTTTGATGTGAATGTAGCAGAAAACTTTGACAGAGCTTTTTTAGAATTTTCTGAAAAAGCAACAGCAGAAGGAAAAAAAGAATATAAAAGCTTGTCAGAAGGAATGAAAATAGGTTGTGATATTATATTTGATTTCTTTGATAATGCATTTGGAAAAGGTACAGCAGAAAATATATTTGATGGAAAAAGAAATTATAAATTATGTTTAAATACATATAAAGAATGTAGTGACCAATATAACAAATTTATAGAAGAATTTCCAAAAGAATTAAAACCGATACTATCACCATCAACAGCACAAAAAAATAAGCAAAATTATCAAAATTATATAAATGCAAGAGGGAAAAAAAGAGAAAAAAAGCAAAAAAATAAAATAGAAAGTATAAAAGAAGTAAAAAAAGAACAGCAAAATGTTATACAAGAATTGGAGAGATTTAAAAAAACGATTGAAGATTCTCCAAAAGATGTATTAGAAGAAACATTGAATTTTATAAAATCACTTAAAGAACATATAGAACAAGAGGAAAGCCAAAATGAAAAAGCAATTTAATATGCTTTTAGATGATTTGCCAAAGGAAATAAAAGGCAAAAGAATACATTATGATTTCAGAACATTAATAAAATATGAAATGCTTTTACGAAATGAAGAATTAACGGAAAGTAAAAAAATCGAAAAAGCAATTAAATTATTTTATATTGATATGCCAGAAAATCTACAGGAAGTAATAGAAGATTTAAATTGGTTTTATCAATGTGGCAAAGAAAGAAAAGGTGAAAAAAGCGAAAGCCAATCACCAGCGTATGACTTCTCTTGTGATGATGAAATGTTATACTCCTCTTTTTTTCAAGACTATGGTGTGAAATTAGATGATTTGACTGATTTGCATTGGTGGTCATTTATTGCCATGATGTCAGGGTTATCTGACAAAACCATATTTAAAACAGCAGTAGGTTATAGAGTTGCCGACACAAGCAAAATGTCAAAAGAAATGAAGGAACATTATGAACGTTGCAAAGAGATTTTTGCTATCAATCAAAACGAAAAACAAAAATTTGAATCTATGTCGGATAGAAATATGGATTTTATATTGCGTATGAGAAAAAGAGTAAAAGATGCTCATAAACAAACAACAAAAAATGAAATAAATACAATATAAGAGCCAGAGCCAAAGAGCCAGAGCCGTAAGAGATTAAAAAAAATATCTCTTACGGCTCTTTTTTTAATAAAGTGTGGTGATATAGAAAGTATGGCAGACGGAAGTATTGTTATAGAAACCGGGCTTGATAATACGGGGCTAGAGCAAGGCATAAAAGCAATGGAACAGGCAATGCAAAAGGCAGTGGCTGAAATGCAGAATCAGCTTAAAACTTTGGGAAATGATTCCAAAAGTAGCATAGATACAGCAGTGCAATCTGTTTCAAATTTGCAAAATGCAATACAAAATGCTGGAGCAACAGCAGGACAACAATTATCAAGCAATTTAGAACAAGCAGCTCAAAATACAAGTCAAAATATTGATACGATAAGCGATTCTTTGCAGGATATGGCTGAACAGGCTGGGCAAGCTGGTGAAGAATTATCTCAAAATATAGGGGATTCTTTGGGAGATGTAGGAGATACCATAAATGAAAATGTGAGAGAACCTCTTGAACAGCTGGGAGATACATTAGGCGGTTTAGATGACAGTCTAGGCGGTCTAGGAGATGGATTAACAGAGCCTCTTGAAGATTTACCCGAACCGTTGGACGATGTAGAAAGCGGTTTGATACATATACGAGATGGCATAGAGGACATTGAAAGAATCAGTCCGCAAGCGTTCGGTAGAACGGTTGGAGATATTGACAACATGGACAGGGAACTGCAAGAGGCTGAAAAAAGTGCAGAAAGAGTAAGAGAAACGTTTTCAAAACTGGGTAGTCATGTTGCTGACGCTATGAAAAAAGCAGGTGCCGCAGCTACTGCAGCATTTGGTGTAGCAGTAGGCGCAGCTGTAAAAGTAGGTACTGATTTCGAAAGTGGTATGTCACAGGTAGCTGCCACTATGGGCATTACAGTGGATGAAATTGCAGCAGGCAGTCAAGAATTTGAATCGCTCTCACAAGCAGCGAAAAATGCAGGTGCAACAACACAATTTAGTGCAACACAAGCAAGTGAGGCATTAAACTATTTAGCTTTAGCAGGATATGACGCACAAAAATCCATTACAGCATTGCCAACGGTATTAAATTTAGCCGCTGCTGGTGGTATTGATTTGGGTTATGCGTCTGATATGGTTACTGACAGTATGTCGGCATTGGGATTAAGTACAAACCAGTTAGAAGGGTTTGTTGACCAGCTTGCTAAGACATCGCAAAAGTCGAATACTAATATCGCTCAACTGGGTGAAGGTATATTGACAGTAGGCGGTACGGCTAAAGATTTAGCAGGTGGTACAGTAGAATTAAATACAGCGTTAGGTATATTAGCAGATAATGGTGTAAAAGGGGCTAAACTTTTGGTCGCTTAGATAGAAATATCTTTGAAAAACGATTTAGTGAATTCGGTGAAACCTAAATGATAATTCACATGGCAATACCGAGCCAAGCCAATTACGAAAGTATTGGAAGGCGTAGAGACTAGATATAGTAGGCTAAGTCATAGGAT